TCGGATAATCAACAGGCTTCACTCTAACAGCCAAATTCCACTGTTCATTTGAGTAAATTTGCTTATATGCCGGTGTTTCTAGAGTGAAATTACCCGCATAATCTTTCAAAACAAACTTAGCAGTTGGAGATTGCAACTCATCTCTAACCAAATACACTTGAAAGTTAGCCAAATCTTGTGTTGCCCATGTATAGTCAGCGTTAGCTTCTTTAGCTTGGTGTAGCCCGAAAATAGAAGCAGATTGAAACGGAGTTACAAAGTATCCAGGGTTCAAGAACTCAAGTTTTTTAGGTACCACAATAGAGATTTCACTAGTGAGTGCGTTGTATTGTTCTAGTTTTTCTGTTCCAGAGCCAGAAATATATGTCAGCAGGTGGTTCGCTGAAGATGTTTGGAACAAGGTTGCGCCGAAATGAGTTTGTTTATTAAAATCAATATATTTTTTATTCTCTGAAGTGTGTTTAAGAGCATCAGAGAAGTAGTGAGTACCCTCATCTGTGTAGATATTGAGCTTGACAATCTCATCATCAACCCCAAAGCATCGTAGCATATTACGAATTGCACCTTCAGTACCCTTGTGTTTATATATATTTTCTAAATTGTTGTAAATATTCGTATAAATTTGGTTCTTAATGTCTGTAACTTTCTTTTCGAATTGAACCTTGTTGAGATCTCTAGAACCAAAAGACTCTAAAATGTTAGAATCTGCGAATAAATTAGAGACAACCAAACCCTTTTCTTCTATTAGCCGATCAGCGAAAGGTAATGCCTTGTAGCTTGAACTCGGATAGACTTTGTTCTTAAGAGAAGGAAGTGCTGTAATTTGGACATGAAGAGTATCAAAATAGCTAGCTATTATTTGATATAGATGTTTTGTTGCAAAACCAGTAGATGAGTCCTCGTCTCGAATCCATTCCGGAACTTTGTTGTAGAGCAATCCCGGATTTTCTATGTCGTGAGTTTTTCCTGATTTCATAAGCGTTGTTTTCAACGAAGAAACATCCGGATGTGCACTATAGATTATGGGGTCTTTTTCTTCGGATGCGACCAAACCAGACTCAACAAAAGCAGAATTTGTAGATCTTGCACCGGAGGCATATCCTGTCCAAGAGCCATTAACCAAGCGCCCTGAATAATCCAAAACAACTGAGTCTACGGAGGTTGTTCCGACAACACCTTCGTTGAACTTATAATATACACCAAGATTTATGTTGGCGTCGTCTGTGTTGGTACCGCCACCGACTGGTCTATACCAATTATTATATATCTCCTCTGATGTTCTTCGGGTCTTCCAATAACGAAAATCATCTAAACTCGCACTTAATTTTCCGGAAAAAGGCTGCGCAGTTGCCGCGCCTTGACTAGAAGAAGGATTTGTCTGTAAGGCTCCAATATAGCCGTTTATTAAGCCACCGATTTCATTAACACCGACTGATCCAAGTGATTTGCTTTCGTTGAGCTCACCATCAACATAAAGCCTAGATGTAACCCCTGCGGAGGCAGAAACAAAAGACAAAGCATAATGGTGCCAATTTGATAGGGATGATGTTGTAACTGTTGCTGTTCCAATTGATTGTTCAAAAAAACCGGTGGTACCGGATTGCATGGTCACAATAAAGGTATCTGTTCCACCCGTCGTACCAGAGAGAGCCAAAGTAAAGCGGCCATAACTCACGGAAGAAGAGATTTCTCCGTTCCAAAGGTCTAAAATAACCTCTTTATTTGTTTTTGTTAAATCAAATGCTTCTTTTTTAAGCCAGAACTCAGTTGTTAATCCCTGTGGGATATTCATCTCAAGACTGCTTATTCTTTTCTTTGCTGCATCGTAAATTACTGACTTATCAAAAGTCTGCTGAAGAGGCTTTGTGGTCATGTCATCCGCTACATGAATACCACCTCTGAGGTAAATATATTCTGTGTCGGTGGGCAAACCATAGCCATCTGCTGTTGAAGCTTGTGTTCCCCAGCCGCCATAAGAAAAGTTTGCATATCCATTGGTTTTTGGATATCTGGTATCCAAAATATACTTATCTAGATATGAAGAGGATAATTCAAATATTAATCTCTCATTCTCAGAGCCATCATAGGGATAATTGTTATGAATTCTCTCAATTGAATTTTTGTAATATTCTTCGGCAGAGCCAAACTTTGCAAAATTAGAAGCACTGGCGAAGTCAATAAAAGGATAAAACGTTTCATCCCTTTGAATTGTTGTTAACACTAAATCTTTCGACTCTACTAGCTTACTACCCGAGGCGGCACTGTCAACTGTCGTTGTTTTGTTGTTAAATAAACTTTTAATACTCATCTTGTTCTACTCTGATTTTGAATGTATAGGGCTGTTCTCTGTAAGAAGAAAGAGAATCTTCATAGATAGAAAGCTTCAGTTCATATGTATAACCCTCTTCTAATAAGTCCATATCCAAATCAAAGTAGTTTCCATCGGAATCATATGAAAGCATTGTTTCTCCCGTTGAACCTGTTCCATATGGAATCACTATCTTTTTGTCTGATGCTCTTGTGATTTGATAGGATGCGCTTTCTATCAATAAATTTTCTGGTTCTGATTTTGCTGTTGTGTAGATATTAGGAGACCAGTTTTTTTCTCTGACATATAGTCTAAATCTTTCTGTTTGACCTCGTGTATATCTTGGTTTAAGGTTTTTAACATTCATAACGTATTTTGAGTTAGGATTATAATTTGAGAAAGAGTGTTCTTTCGGTGTTATAACTGACCCAGTGTGTAATTCACTGCCACTCATAGTCCAAACATCAACCAAATAAGGATATGTGGAAGATACTGTACTGGATGTTGCGGAGAATGTTGCTTTATATACACCTTTAGACTCTCTTGAAGCAGATAGAAAATTTACCGCAGTATTGGAAGAATCGCGAAAATAAAGTGCGTCTAATTCAGGCACAGACCCGGAAGACTTGTAAAGATTTAGAACCGGGCGTGCGTTGGAATCTCCGGCAATATCGCGAAGATTACCCCTAATGTAGTTATACATCCAAAGCGTGTTTAGGTTTTCTTCTGCTGGAGCCAAAGAAGAACTGAAATAAAAGTTCCCTCTGTTGTCTCTTCTTGTTGAATCCCAACGAGCCTCAAGTACAGGACGATTAAAATAAAATTCTGATGATCTTGCAAAAAACTTCTTTGTGTAATAGGAGAATCTTGCACCTTCTGGGTTTGTAGAAGATGAGGCTTCATATGATGCTGAGAGGTGAACGCCGAAGCCATAGTTTTCTTTTGTGCCGGCAATCCATTGGTCAACCAAAGTTGTTACATTTACTTCAAGATCTTCATCGCCTTTATCAAAAGAAGCAGAATATATTGGAGAAGCATGATAATCGCCACCTGCTGTTGTCCATGCTGTAGAGCCAGCACTACGAACCCAGTTAGAACCAATATCATCATAAGTTAAATCAGAATATCCTTCCATATCTAGTCCGTTTCCTTCTTCCCATGAAGCGGAAACAGCTAATACATCGAGCTTATAATTTTTTGGTAATGTATGTGGGTGCCTAGCATTAAACATTTTTAAATAATATGAGACACCGGTGGCTGGTATAATTTCAGCATCTTTATCCGCTTTGATTTGTTCTATTACAGGAAACTTAAGAATAATTCTGGCTAACTCTGTTGAAGTGGAGCTTTCTTGAGCATATATTGAGAAAGTTTCTAAAATGTCGGCTTGGCCCATGTTGGATCCGGTCCCACGAATTCTTAAATTTTCTTGAAAAGCGTTGGTGATTGTGTTATCAGCATCTGCAAAGTATCTTTTAATGGCCATTATTTTGCTATCCCTTTAATATCTTCGTCTGGGTATTTAAGCTCCAGAATTGAATTGTTTGGTGTTTGATAAAATGTTCCATCTTTTGAAATAATTTTATCCATATCCAAAGACACCGGTGAGTAGGCACCAGCGTTTTGATTGTTAATTTTTACTTTTCTTACATCAAGGACTCCATCGACTCTATTTAGAATCTCATAAGCTCTTGTTATATATAGAGGCTCGCCAATATAGAATTTATCCGCATATAAAACTTTCATCTCGTTTATACACTGTCTCAAAACTGCATCTTGGGAGAATTTTTTGTCTACCATAACTGTAAATTCAACTCTAAAGTTGATGATCTTTGGATCGTAAATTTCAATTTGATCATTTAATGATCGATACTGGTTAAGCCAGTTTTTGATATTGTTTTTTGTGATCGAGTTTGTCGTGGATAAGTATCCATTATTGTCTTGCGAGATCAAATAAAGAGATAGTTTCCTATTAGACGAAGAAGGGTCATTAATAATATTTGCTCTTGTAACCGCTCCAAATTGTGGAGGCATGTTATATATAAGAGATTCATAATCTTGTTTTGTTACGGCGCGATTTTGTGTAGCAAAATAAGATTTTGCCCTTTGTTTTAATTCTTCAACCGAAATATCAACATTTATTGAAGTAATAGGATCATCATTGTTTACCTCTAAAGAATTTTGTACAAAGCTTCTTTGCGAATTAGTTAAAATGGTAATGTCTTGAAAAACAAACAATTTAGAGTTAATAGACGTGATGGAGTTCGCTGGTACATTTGTAGTTTGTGGAGAATTGGAGCGGTATACGATAGATAGTTGTGTATTGGATGGAGATATACCAAGCTTATTGGTGGTAATAAGTTTAGTTGGATCGAATGACTTAGAGGAAATATAGTCTTTTCCTAGCATTTTAAGAGCCACGCGGGAAGGATCTGTTATACCTCCGTCATCTGTGTCCTCTGATCCGAAACCAAACTGTAAGAAGGTTCCTGTGTCATCTTGTTCCAAAGTAAATCTTCTGGCTGTTGCGAAAGGCTTGAGAATGGATCTTACGCCATCGGTTGCTGCATTTTGGTTTGTTGTCTCAACGAAAACAACCTCTTGTGAAAGGTTTTCCACTTCATAGTAGCGATTACCGGAAGCATCATATACAGACATAATTTGTGATATATTTGATCCCCCAACACGAACTTTTTTAAATCTTGAAAAAGCATCATTACTCAGATCAACTGTTGCAATATTAAGAACACCAGATTGAACTTGTCCGTAATTCCGCACAGCAAAATAAGTTGTCGCGCCTGTTGTGGAGTCAAACCGAGCAGCAACAATATCAGAAGAAATATCAGCAAAATCAATGTCCTCTGTTAGTGCAAAATTTCCACCATCAGAAGTGGTAAATGAGGTTCCAGCTTTAAGAACCGGCAAATAACTTGTGTCTGGTGCTGTTCCATCTATGTTTGCAGGGCATAGAATAAATAAAGACACGGTCCCAAATGAAGATGGCGCTCCAGCAAACTTATACCCAAATGCTCTTGCATGTTTTCTTATGTTCTCAAATTCTAAAGAAGTGTCTAAAAAACTCTCATTAACATGATAATCTAAATAATAAGATAGAATATCTCCGGTATAAGCAACTGTGTCTAATATTAAAGATCCAAATGATGCAGCAGAAAAGTCTCTATAAGAATCTGGGTAATATCTTTTTGCATACTGGACTAGATCTTCTTTGATGCTTTCAAAATCTCTGCTTGTATATTTTACAGCAACATTTTTATTTTTTGGCATATGTAATCCTCTCAACTAAAATAAGTAGTTTTTGTTGGGATTTTAAGGTATGCTATTACGGAACTTCGCCAATTGTTAAGTCAAACAGAGAAGCAGCGTTACTATCATTAACAAAATATTTTATTTTTATATTCATTAGGTTAGAATCTCCAACCAAATCGATTTGAAGATCTAGTATTGTTATATATGAAATATATGTTGATAGTTGAGACAGTATATTCTCGCGCAGAGGAGGTAAATCACCACCACCCCTTTTAATTGTTGTGTCGTTTTCAAATAAATATTTGCTCAAACCAACTCCAAAATTTTGATCCATCGATCTCTCTCCGGGCACAGTTAGTAAAGTCATTTTGATATTCTGATCTACGACTTTTGTTAAATCTGATATTCCGTATGTTTCATAATTACCGGTATCTTCATTGATTACTAGTGGGAAACTTGGTGCAATTGTTTGTGTTGGCATTTTAAAACCCTCTCTTCTTAAATAACTTACCAAAATTATTTTCACATAAATTTCCATCTTTATCTAGTGGAGAGTCTCGCACCAATCGTCTTTTAAGATCCCAAGAGAGTTTTCCAATGTTAAAAAACTTTAACGAATTCATCAGCGCTCTTTGGGCTTGCTGTACAAGATCTTGATTGTCTTCTTCATTTGGGGGATGTCTATCGTTATTTTTGTAGAACGCGGCGAATAATTTCCTTGATTCTCTCTTTGAGTCATTAAATAATTTTCCAATTCTATCAGGTGATATAGGTTTGTCTGCATCTCCGGGATCTCTTTCGCTTTCTGATCCTAATGATGGGATCAAATTAAGATAGGAATAGATTAGGTAAGTTGATGGTATCTTTGTTATTTGAAGTACATTATCAATTAGGTGTTTGTAGTTTTCTGTCTTGACCAGTTTATCAATATAACATTTAAGATCTTGATCTAGATTATCATTTGATGCTAGTAGTTCCTCTAATTTTACATCTAAAATGTCTTGTTCATATGAACATATAGGAAAGGAATAGCGAGAAGACTCTAATAGCTTGCTGCCCGAATCTGTTTCAAAAGAAGCAGGGTTTAGAACATAACTGCGTTGCTCTCTAGCCATCGGTACTGCGTTTAGGCCGGCTACTAAGGAATCAAACGGATTATACCCAGTTGGAGGGATGTAACACAGGCGGACACCATATTTTATACCAATACTACCCTCATATTCCGTCTCGTTTTCAGACAGAACAGCGTCTCCGAAGTAATCGGACACATTATAGGTTGGATCAAATA